ATCGGCAAGCGGCGCCGCCATTGTAAAACGATATACATCCTCACGCGCGCGCAGCCCAGGGATAAGCGGGCGGGGCCGTCAAGATCGTCGGTGATTGCGACGATCCGGCGGCAAACGTCAGAAAGTATGGGGAGGTGTGGGGCGCAAGACAGCCAACCCTGCGCAATGGCGCGGAAATGGGATTGGATAACCTTGGCATGGGCGTGCGGCTGGGTAACAATGCGTTTATCCTGCGGGTCACCGATAACGCCAAACTTCCAGAGGACTCGGCCAAGCTTGGGCGCCATGACGCGCGTCTTAACCCACGTGTCGCCGGAGGCGAGCAAAAGCTCGAGACGACGCTCGAGCTTGGCATCTTCGGATGCAGCGTCGGTTTTCGAGTCTGCGACTGGCTTATAAGCTATGGGCCCGGGAGGCGGTGGCGTTTTGGCGTCGAGCGCGGCGGACGCGGCTTGGGCACCAGCGGATCCTGCATAAATGGACGACGGGGCACGAGGGCCCTTGGGGTCTGCAGGCGCTCTACGTCGCGGCGGGCGCGTGGTGTAATGAGCGTCGGCGCGGACTTCGGCAGGGATGGGGCGCATCGACAAAAACGAACTATGGTCGTAGTCGATGGGGTCAGCCGAGACCGGACGAAGACCAAGCATGGTGAGGTCGCGGAGATACCCAACTTTGTCGAAAACCACGCACTCGCCATCGTCACGCGCGCCAAGGCGAGGGTGGATGGTTGTATGGCCGTCGTCGCCGAGGCCCTTTACGGATATGACGAGCGCGTCGCGCGGGATCGCGACACCGCGGCGGGGGCTAAACCAACGCGCGAGCGGGACGCGTTTGCCAGAAACGGTGATGTTGCGGTAGAGCGCCCACACCTGCGCCCGAAGGTTAATGTCGGTGTTACCGCGCGACGTGTCGAGGTCGCCGCTACCACGCGCGACCGCGCCAGCGCAAAGGATGCCGAACGCGGTATTGACGTACATCTCAATAAGTTCGCGCATCCAATACGTGGCAGAGCGGCCATCGAGGCTGCGGGCAAGAGGCGACTGCCCGCAGTGGCGGTCGAGGAGATCGTAACACAGGATGAAGAGCGGGCCGTTGATGGTGGCATCGAACCGCTTGAAATCAATCTCGATGACAATGAGTTCCATGACGTCGAATTGATCCCAAGCGTCAAAGAGATGGCCGAGTTCGACGGCATTCATGCCGGACGCATACGTGATGAAGTGATCGCCGGACCACGATGCAGCGAGCCACTTCGAGGCTCCATGGGTGATGGGGCCGATGAGGGCTTTCATTGCGTGGCTGACCGTGATGATGGCGCGCGGGGTGAAATCGGCGAGGATATCATCGAGGCTGACCTTAAACACTGCCTCCGACAGCTCAACCTTGTTGAAGGCGCCGCGGCGCAACAGGCGCTTGCGCGGCATGTGGCCAAGACACCACGCGTTGACTTCGTCGGCCATGGCCTTCACAGCGTGCTCGGGCCACGCACTGGACCACGTCGCCCACGGTGTGGCCGTGAGTGGGAACTCAGGATCAGGATAGATCTCGGAGTAGTTTGCATGGCAGAACTCAATGTGGTCATCCATGTGTTCAGGTGAATACGGAAGTGATCGGCCGAACTCGTCATGCCCATGGACCGGGAGTTGCGAGGCAGTACGACCAGCTAGCGCGACATGCATGTTGGTGGCGTTTGAGGCGGCCGTCATCGGCTGCGCACCGTTTACAGTGAACACTGAAAGATTAACAGGTCGCTCATCGCGGTGTTCGTACGAGAACAGCTTACGAACGATACGCGCGCCGTCGCGTATGGGACCGGGCAGGGTGGCAGTCGTGCTGGTACTGGTCGCCACAAACGGCCGGGGTTCCCAACCGAGCGCCCCAGGCGCATAAGCGGGGGGGACTACGTGGATGGGAATGGCGGCGGGCCACAGCGACCACGAAGCGGCGAGGCACAACGCCGAGACGATGGGCAAGCGGTAAAAGAGGAGCGCACCTATCAGCAACCAGTGGTGCAACTCGAGCGCGCCTTCGACAAGGCGC